TCTCGGGAAGCACGCGGTCGATAGGCAGGTCGCGTGCTTTGAGGCGGTCGATGAGGACGCCGTACTTGTTGAGCATCGCCTTCTCCTCAGGGTCGAGGGTCTGCATGAACTGGTCGAGGGCGGCGCCACGCACTTCCTTGGAGACGAGGGAGAGGTTCCCCTTGGCCCGCACCTGGAAGTCGCCTTTGAGTTCTTCGCGCTCATTGAACTCCATGTTCCAGGAGAGGAAGGAGCCGATCAGGCTGGTGGTGAATCGGTCGAAGGCGCGAACATCATCCTTGGTGACCATGTTGGCCCCGCCCATCATCATGCTCATGTTGCTGCTGGTGCGGAAGGCTTCGCCCAACGGCTGCTGCATCCCACCGGTGAGGAACGCCGGCAGGTTGCTCTCGACATCGAGCTGATCGCGGTTCATCTTTGCGATGTTCATGATCTCGGTGGTGTGGTTGGGGACAAAGATGGCGCGTACTGCCGGAGCCGATGCCTCCACCCCCTGACCTTCCCGGGCGATCGCCATGAAGGAGTGGATGGCGTCGATGGTCTTGCGCCCCTGAGGGAGGAGGTCGGTATTGTACTCGAAGATCGGCCCGGCGGTCGCCGCCATGTTGTCCATCAGAGCCCGGGTGCTGGCACAGATGCTCATCTGCGAGTCCCGCACGTCCTCCGGCAGGCCGACACCGGTGAGCCCTGCATCCTCGTCCTCGGAAGGGATATAGGCGTGGTACATATCCGACGGCAGCTCTCCGAAGGGGGCGACCTCTGCCTTGATGACGATGTTGTCGACCAGCCACACGTCGGCCAGCACGTCCTCGTGGAGCTCGGAGTCCTTGACCAGGATGCCTGCGGCCTGCAGGTCGTGGGCGGAGACGAAGCCGAACCATCGGAACGCCTCGTACCGCCGGCGGTTGCGCTCGATGAGGTTCGTCGTGTCAGTGACCGCATGAAGCTCCGTCTCGTAGGTCCGGGTCTTGTAGTTCCCTGCCGTGTTGTTCTTGAGGTACTCCTTGATCACCTCACCCCGGAAGTCGTCGCGCTTGGCGAGGGCTTTGAAGTCGTGGCGGGTGAGGACAACACGCTCGAAGAGGCCTTCCTGCTCGTCCCACGACAGGGCCGAGAGGTCGGGGTAGAGGTTCCACATGCGCACGTACTCGGGGTAGGGTCGCTTGAGGGTCTTGGTGACCGCCTCGTAGACGCCGGTGACTTTGTTCTTCTCCCAGATGCGCTCCTCGAGGTTGCGGACCTGCGGCGAGCGAGCGACACCGCAACCGTAGATGGTCCCAGAGCGCACGACGCGCTTGGCGAGATGCGGGTAGTCCGTCTTCTTGTCGGCGAGCTGGTCAGCAATCTCGTCCTGCATGGCGTTCTTGCGCTGTTCGGCGAACACCTTGACGGCGCGTTCGATCTGCTCGGAGGTCACAAGATCCGGAGGCCGCTGCTCCTGCTGTGCCTTCGCCACCTCCTCTTGTTCAAGACCTGCGATGATCTCCTTCAGGTTCTCCTCGGGGATGGACGGGATCGGAGAGACGGAGAGTTCCCAGTTATTCTCCTGGCTCGGGAACATCATCTCCATCATCTTCGCCACCTTCCCCTTGACCTTCACCCGGGTGTCGCCCGGGTAGACGTGGGAGCGCTCAGGAGGGATGCAGGCCAGGACTTCGGGGTCGTACTGCCGCAGGTATTGCCGCAGGTTCTTGACCCACTGCGTCTCGACCGGCTGCCGGTCCTTCTCGTACTGGTCAAACCGCCCGCGCAGCATGACCCCCAAGTTCTTCATGTTGTCGAATGACAGGTCCATCAGTACCCCTCCAGTTGCGCCGGACGATACGCCGGACGCGCGGTAAATCCTGAACCATTATTGGTCACACGCAAAAAATCAGAAGCGTCGTACTTCCCGCTGAGGATGTACATATTGGAGTACTGATCTGCCTCAACCAGGTGGGAGAAGGTCCCGGCCTCCCCGGTCTTTTGCGGCTGATCCGAGAAACCTCCTGTCGAGCGTATTTTCGGGTAGCGGTATTTGCTTCGATACCCTTCGATCAACCGTTTGCAGGACGGGTCGATGAGGTACAGGGGCTCCCCTTCAGGGAAACGCACGAACATCTGCTCCGATGCCTGGATGCGCACCTTGGGGTCGTTGGTGTGCGCGGTCTTGACGGTCCCACCCACATCAGCGAACGCCTTCTTGAGCTCTTTGAACGCCGACGTCTCGTCCCCATCCCCCCGCCGGGTCGCCGCCGGGTCGCCGATAAATACGAGGGGGTTCAGGGGGAAGTAGTTGCGAACCATCGGCTGCACGTATGTCTTGATGCATCGCTCCATGCCCATGTCGAAGGCAGATATCTCCCGCAGGACGCGGATGCGCCCATCGAGGCCGTACTGCTTGAAACTCATCGCCGGGGTAAGGCCGGTATCGAATCCGAGCAAAACAGGGAGGAATGGGTCGATCTCGAGCGGGACCGGAGAAACGTGCTTTTCAGGCTTGAAGCTGTTGGCGTACACAGGCTTTCCGGCCTGGCTGGGGGCGTAGAGGCCTTTAATATACGTGTCGACGAACGCCTTGGTGTTGCCTTTTGCCAGGTCGGTGTAATAATCGGGGTGGAGGTGCTCTCTGTTCTCAGCCTCGGGAGACAGTCCGGAGGGCTGGTGGTAGGTAGAGCAGTCGATAATCGAGTTGAGGTTCCCTTCTTCTTGCGGTAGATGTTCCATGAGGTTGTAGAAGGGAGAGTCAATCTCCGGCGGGTTGGTGTCGTTGATCATGCCATACCAGGCGCCGGGGACCTCGACCGGGTTAGGGTAGCGGCGCAGGCGCCCTTTGATATCCGCCAGCAGAGGGACCGGGACCTCCCGAGCCTCGTTGACCCAGGCGCCGGTAAGCTCAAGACTGAGTACGCGCCCAACGTCGTCCGGCGTGTCAAGGGGGAGAAACAGGATGTCGGATGATACATCTCCGACCCGCAGCTTGAACGTCATCTTGGAGTCATGCCAGGTGCCGAAGTCGCGCATCCACTTCATCCAGGTCGCCAGGGTCGTGTCGCGCAACTGTTTGTTGGTGTTACGGATGATGGCCCACTTCGAGCTGCGCATGCCCCGATCCCATGCCGGCATGGCGAAGTTGCGACGCAGGACCTCGAAGCAGCAACCTACGGACTTTCCTGATCCGATAGGTCCTTTTATGGCCCGGTGGAACGAGTCGTCCTGCATGAACTTGCTGACCACCGGCGGCGCGGTGTATTTGATGTCGACGACTGGCACTAGACCCCGCCCTTCCCGGAGGGGCTGGTCTTCTTGTCGTAGGAGCGGTAGGCTCCGAGCCCGAGCATCCCAATAAGCACCTGCATGGTGATTGTGGTGTCGATGACCGGGAAGACGACAACCGACCCGAAGAGCCGCGCAACCCACGTCATGAAGGGCTCGAGGACTGCGACGTAGGCCAGTGCGAACCCGCACGTCCAGCCTATGAAGGGCCGCCAGCCGGCGACAAAGATCTTCTCGCTCTTGGCCTCCTCGAGGTTGATGGTGGTCTGCGCCGACATGGCGGCGTTCTCCAGTTCCATGAGTTTCTGCGTGATCTCTGCCTGCTTGTCGGCCGGCAGGTCGCCGGTGATGGCTTCACGAATATCCTTGGCGAGCTTGCCTACGCCGCCGAGAAGGCCTCCGACTGCGCCGCTTGAAATGTCTGTCAAAAAACCCATGACCTTCCTCCTAGTCTGCAAGTTCGATGTGCGGGCGGTCCTTGAAGCTGTGCTCCAGGGTGTTGAAGTCTCCGTCCCAGTCCGCTCCCAGCCGTAGCTTGATGCCGAGTACGGCGGCGACGCCGAAGAAAACGCCTGCGAGAAGGGTGAAGGCCTCGGTGTCGTTCCAGTTGATCGGGTACGGGGCGACGTCCAGCGCCTTCGAGGGGAGCGTGTTGTGCTTGCCGTTGGGGAACTTGACCTGTGAGAGCCCTTTGGTGACCGCTGCGTCCTGATCCGCCTGGTTGCGGTAGCCGCAGGTAATCGAGAAGTCGACGTGCTTAATCACCTCGTCCACCAGGCGCTTGAGGTCCGGGTGAAGGGTGGCACGCTGTGTCAGTGAGGATGTTCCGAACTTCGGCATGCCTACCCCCGCGCCAGAACGTAGAGTGCAACCCCGGTCGTGATCAGGGTGCAGATGATGGGTATCGCCAAGACCACCCGCAACGACCCGTCGAACTTGGTCTGCCAGTCACGCAGGGTGCTGATGTTGATGTCGTGGGTGCGGATGTCCCCGAAGGCGCGGTTGACGTCGCGCTCGAGTTGGTCCATTTTCTGCTGCCGGACAGCGTCGGCAACGAGGATGGTGTGCAACTCGCCGATGAAGGTGTCCATCTTGTTGAATACTTTTGACACGAGACTCTCGAAGCGCAGAAAGTCGTCCTCGTGAAAGCAGTCATGGTCCTGGGGTTGTTTTCTCGGGTCGGCCATGGTGTCTCCGTAGGGTTATGGGGTGTACGTCAAACCAGCCCTTCGAGCCAGTTGTGCAGCTTCTCCGGCGGTAGTCGGTGGATCTTCTTCTCCTGAAGGGCCAGCCTGCCGACTCGGTGGGCGCAGCACCCGATGAGCTCAGAACAGAACCATTTGTTCTTGTCGTCCCACCCGGCGCCGAAGGGGACACCGATCGCTCCGTAGATGTCGTACCCTTTCCCGAGCTCCTCGGCGAGCAGGTGGAGCATCTCCCGCTGTTCTTTTTCGGTCCAGGAGAGCAGGTAAGAGCGTTGCCATCCGCTCTTCGGGTAGATGAGTTCCCGCTGCGCCACACCGTGTGAATACGTGGCGTCAATCACCTCCCCGTTGTCGAGATCGGCGGCGACGTGGGAGAAGTGGTAGCGCGTTGCCCCTTGAATCAGCAGCGACCCAGGGAGGTAGCTGCCGGAGAACGTCACCCCCACGACCCGGCGCATCAGATGGACCCGAGGATGGCAATCGCATTGTCCCGCGCCTGGGCTTTTTCGGTGGCCGTGACTGCCGCCTTGATACGCTCCTTGCCGATTCTGCGCTGGGATTCCCTGCCGTAGAGCAGCTGTTTCCACAACCTGATTTCCGCCTGGACTTTCAGCACCGTCTCGACATCCGTCGTTGCCGGGGCCGTCACTTTCATAGCCTCCCGCTCGGCCCGCAGTCCAGGAAAACAAAACGTCAGGGCGTCGGACTCCATGTCATCGAGAGTGGGGGTCACGGCGGCGAGCCAGTCAACGAGCTCCATCTGCTTGCCGCAGTAGATCATGGCCTGGTTGCCCGTCACCGTGGTGTACTTGGCATCCACCTGCCCGGCAGCTGAGTCGACCTGGTGCTGGGCGATAGCATCCATCTCCTCACTGGGAATGCCCTGGTCAACTGGCGTGTCCCCGGCGACCGTCCCCATTTGCACGGTTACGGTCTGCCCGCCCTCGTCAAGGTAGGTCCAGACGGGGTCTGCGTCGAGAACCTGGCAGGTCGTGAAGGCCCGCCCGGTGAGGATCGGCCCGAGGTAGGCCAGCACCCTGACCCGGCAGTACCGTTCGCCGGTCGGAGTGGTCTGAACCGGGGTGTTGACGAAGCCGCCGAGATAGCTTTCTTGGTTCTCTGCGGCGGGATTGGCGGGAAGACCCAGTGCTACCCACTCATTGGCAACATCGGCAAGGGTGGATGTGGAGAGCAGGATAACGGTGCGGTCTGCGTAAATATTCATTTTAGGCTCCAAGGGTCGTTTTGTACCAATTGACATCAGTCCCCACGTACCCGGCGACGTTCGGGAAATACCCCGCGAAATAGTCCCCATCTGCGTCATTGCGTCCGAGTTTCGCCGTTGCCCACGCAACCACGGTGCCGGTGGCGTCGGTGTCGAGGTCTACCGTGTTGAGCGAGAGCGCCCAATCTCCCGCCAGCCCCTTGACGCCGATGGTGTACGCTGTCCCTGCGGTGAGCGTTGTGGCGGCGCTGAGAGTTGTTACTCCGTCCGTGAAAATCAGGTTCGCCCCGTTATAGCTGAGTTTGTTCGTCCCGTCGTCCAGCATCGTACCTGCCGTGCCGGTGGTCGCGGGAATGACCACGAGTTGCAACTGCGGGGCGAGCGTAAGCGGATTCGTCAGGTTGGTGGCCGCTCTGGTAACGGTGGTAGCTAACGTCTCAATCCACGGGCTGGCAAACGCTCCCGCTTCAGCTTGGACCCGTGAGAGCGTCCCTGTGACGGTGCATGTCAGTGTCCCTGCGGTAGCCGTGACGGTGAGGGGTGCGCCTTCGGTTGCGGTCCCTGCCGCTGCACCAGAGACGGTCACATCCCCGGTACCGAGAACGCTGATGGTGTACGCCTGTGCTGTGGTCGTGATGCCCTGCGTGACTGGAGTGTTGGAGTTGAGAAAAAGGTTCGTCCGCGCAGGCCAGTTGGAATACCCGAAGGGATTGGCAAAAGGTTCTTGATACCACTTCTTTGTGCCGGACCGCGTGGGGATGCTGACGGAGGGTTGGGTGGGGGTGCCGTCAAGCTCGGTGTCGTACCACGTGGGGATGACTTCGCGGACGGAGATGTTGTCGATGTCAAGTGTTGTAACGCCAAGTGCCCGAACCGCCAGGAACGTGCTAGCTGCCACAAGCTCTGCACTGAAATCACCGTCAATCGTATATGTACTTGCACTATTGTTGACGGGCTCTCTAATAAATATACTGCCTGTAATTAGGTTGCTTACTGATAATGATATTAAATACCGTCTACCTGCGGTAACAACATTAGCTAAACTAAGGACTTGGGCATCGGGAGTACTTACAAAATGGGCCAACCCTTCGCTAATACTAATATTTGTACCTTTCACCCACCCAGTGTCACTATCAAACCCACCATTGACCACCAACTCCGGCCCCAACGTCGCCCCTTCAGCGACCGTCGTAGCCAGCCGCCCACCCTCAAGCGCAGGAGTTCCCGCAGGAGACGTGACGAGGTTGCCTAGGTAGTCCGTGGCCGTGAGAGGCCCCCCGGCGTACGTCGGGGAGGATTGCAGGAGGTTGAAGAGGTCGGTGATGAAGCGGGGGAGGCCGGCCGTCGGGGCACCGACTCCGAGCATCTGCATCTGCTGCAGCCCGAGGCGGGTGAAGGGTATCATCAGCGCATCACCGTGCAGTAGGCGCTGCCGGCCGCGGTCAGCTTGATCAGCGCGATCTTGTGACTTGCGGGAAAGCAGAGGTCCTGCGGGATGCCGGCGGGGAGGTAGTGGTGCGTGCCGTCGGCAAGGGCGGTCGGGGTGACCGCGGAGGTGATGAAGCAGTCGGAGGTCGGGGTGATGCGCAGCAGCACGCTCTTGGCCTCGGTGTAGGTGGAGAGGATGCTCGAAGCGACCGAGGCATCATAGTCGATGGGGAAGGAGGTGCCGAGTGAAGGGACCGGGACATGGTGTCCGCTGGTGGACTCCGGGTAGGTAAAGTCGGACTGAGGCATGAGAAGGCTCCTTGTAGATAGGTTTATGTGAAGTTAATTTGTAAATTGACCTGCACGCCGCTGTTCTCTGAGCTCTTCTCTTCCTTCGGCTCCAGGCGCCCCATCTTGGTAATCCACTTCACAGCGTCGAGGCGGGTGCTGGCGGCCACGGTCTGGTCGTTAACCAGCTCATCCACATGCACCAGGTAACTCTCGGCCTGCACCCGGGCCTTGGCAGCGTAGCTGACCCCGTTCTCGCGGTTGTCCCGCAGCGCCACGGCCAGGTCGCGCCGGAAGGAAGGGACCTCCATCAAGCGGTTGTACTGCGCGTCCGTCAGCCCGTAGCGCTCAAGAATCTCTTCGTGAGAGTCGATCGCCAGGGTGAGGTCCATGACGAGGCGCGGGTCCCAGGGGTTGGGGTTCTTCACGCCGGTACTTTTCGGAGCGGTACTCTGGCCTTGATAAAATTGAGGCACGACAAGGGACAGAGGGGAGGCGTCCTCTGTGGAGAGGTCCTCGTCCACCCCGAAGTCTGCGTTCAGGAGCTCTATGTAAGGGTAGTTTTCCGCCATGGTGCGCAGTGTACGGAGGTGTGCGGCGCAAGTCAAGTAGAATATATACTCACTGCTGAGTAAAGTGAGTACGTTGACAACAAAAAAATACCCTGGCGGATGGCCGGGGTGGTTGGTTAATGCTTTCTTACATGGGCCCGCAGTCGGGTCAGCTCGTTATGCTGGGCGTCCGTCAGTCTCGCCGCGTGATCAACTACTATGCCTGTAAGGGTGCGCCCACGTAGTCGGTCATTTTCCAGGTGCCAAGGTGGGACGATCATCAGGTCCGTTCGTCCTGCGCGAAAGGCTATCTTCTCAGCGTCCTTCAGGTGTGCGTTGACCCATACATAGATCGCGCCCTGCGGCGCGTCTTGCATCTGTTTTGTCGTGCGGCCGGTGCCTTCGTTCATCTCCCCTCCTTCGCAGTGTTGTCGCTCTGCGCCTCTCGTTCGATCAAGTACCTCTTGGCGGTCTGGTGGCGCGTCTCTCCCGGGACCTTGTTGCTAACGCACATCAGCAGGTCATAGTACATGGCCTTGATGTCCAGCATCTCCTCGAGGGCTACTTTGTCGAGGTGGTGGGCCGGGTGTCCGAGCTTCGGTGATCCGGTCATGGTTTCCTCTCGTCGAGCTTGACAGGTGCGACCCTGCCGTAATCAGCCACTGTCGTAGGTGCGTTGGTCCCACCTAAGGTGGCGAGGATCTCCTCACGCATCCTGTTGAGTTCGCTGTGCGGGTTGCACACGTCGCAGGACTCGAAGGTTCCGCAGAGACACCCCAGGGCTGGATAGGATCGCTTTGATGTTGTTGGTCATTCTGGTGTTGAGGTCGCTCATGGTTTCCTCCTAAGTGTTTACGAAACACTATCAGTTCGGCGGGATGTTGTCAAGAGCTTAACATAGTTTGCAGGGGATTTTTAGGAAATATTTTAGTGTGATGGGGTTTACATATTTTGGCGGTTAGGTAGTCTGAGACATTTCGGGGTGCATGAGTAGGGTCGCCGCCCCTCCCCCCTTTCACCCCCATACCCCCCTCGCACAAAAACACAAAGCCCCCTCCCCCCCTAAAAAGCCTCGACTCCCCCTGTCTCCCCCGAATAGCGCCGTTTTGAGGGTATACTCTCCCCTTCCCGCCGGGGAGATCGTAGCTTGTGGGGCCGCTGGGGAGGCGGGTTTTGCAGCTCCGGCGCAGCAAAGAGGATAAAAGCTCCCAGTATGGCCCTAATCACTGGCGTCCCTTCGCCCTTCGCCCTTCGCCCTTCGCCCTTCGCCCTTCGCCCTTCGCCCTTCGCCCTTCGCCCTTCGCCCTTCGCCCTACAAAAAACTTTACATCTCGCAACTTTATTTGTCTTTTGTACTTGTAAAGGGGTTTTCGCTATGTTATTGTTACATATCGGATTGAGAGAGAAACCCCCTACTCGAAAGGAATAAGCCTATGATCAGACTTGGCAAGCACCACCCCGACTTTGCCGCCCTGCAGTTTGTTTCCCTGGCCGTCGCAAAGGACAAAACCCGCGAGGCGCTTATGTGTGTCAACATCCGCGACGGATTGGCAGAAGCGACGAACGGACACCGTGCGCACCAGGCAAAACTGAAACTCGAATGCACGGCGGGCCTGTACGACGTCAGCAAGAAGACGAAGGCAGAGATCTGGCTTGCTCCTTCGGCTTGTGATCAGATGTTTCCCGACGTCTCCCGCGTTCTCCCGGTCAATCCACAACTGCAAAAATTGCAGCACAACAACAAATACCCGTCAATCACGTTCGCCCAAATCGTCCGCGCTATGTCGACCGGCACCCTCGACTACAGCTACCTGCTGGACGTACTCACAAGCGACGTGGCAGAAGTTGCACCCGGCGACGGTGTACTGCCGATCTACTTCGAAGGCCCGACGTGTAAAGCTGTCCTCATGCCCATCAAAACGAAATAAGGAGACAAAACCATGAGCAACAATGATCAGGCAAAACAGCAAGCAGAAGCGCAGCTTCAATCTATCCTGTTTATGGTTGAAGCACTGAATTGCAACTATGACCGCCTCGAAGAGCTGCAGGAGGAGCGGGACGACCTCGAAAGCGCTATTGATGATGCCGAAGAGCAGGGGGATACCGACGACGCCCGGAACGCCCTGGATTTCTGGGTCAAGGAGAACGGGGAGGAGCTGCAGGAGCTCCGCGACGAGGCGGGAGAGTGCAAAGACCGCGACGAGGCCTTAGAGCGCATTACCGACGATGCCCTTGAAGTTGCGGTGCGCTCCGGCTGGAGCACTCCGGGCGAGCTTGAAGCGGAAGAATACGTGATTCTTCTCTGCACCGGCGGGCCGGCGGTGCGTATCCGGGGAGAGTTGAGCGGCTATAAGGAGCCGGAAAGCGCCTGGCTGGAGTATCAGGACTGGGGCACCCCCTGGGAGGTCCTGCGCCTGGGTGCGGATGAAGCCGCGGTTCTGGAATACGCCAGTTGCTTCTTCTTTGGTGAGTAAGTCCTTTTGACCGTTGAAAGATAGGGCCAGCAATGGCCCTTGATTTGAGTAGTCAAACACCAACAAGAGGAGGTTTAAATGCGAACTATCGAAACGGTTGTTTACCAGTACGACGAGTTGAGCCCGGAGGCGCAGGAGAATGCGCGGGACTGGTTTCTTAAGGACTTCGAGTTCGAAGCGGACTTCGTACTTGAAGACGCGGCCCGTGTCGCTGCCCTTCTCGGCATCGAGTTTGACACTCACACCGTCGACCTTTACGGCGGAGGTACTCGCCAGGAGCCTAATATTTCTTGGTCCGGTTTCTCCACGTATGGGGACGGCGCTTGCTTCGAGGGCCGCTACGCCTACGCTCCGGGGAGTGTCGAGGCGGCCAAGGCTTACGCACCGCTAGACAAAGTACTGCAAGGCATAGCTATATGGCTCCGGGAGGCGCAGAAACGCCACTTCTACAGCCTGACGGCGCTGACTCGGCACCGCGGACACTACTATCACAGCGGCTGCATGGATGTAGCCGTCGAAGACTCCCGGGAGATCGAAGTCTCTGACACCGCCGAGGAAGAGATCACCGAGGCCCTGCGCTCCTTCGCCGATTGGATTTATAGCCAGCTCCAGGCAGAATACCATTACCAGGTCAGCCCTGATAACGTCGAGGAGTCGATCAGGGTGAACGCGTACGAGTTTACAGCTGATGGCAAACAGGTCTAACAGGAGGGTAAAAGCATGAAATACAGGGTATTCATTAGCATCGAAGAAGAGAACGAGGAAACCGACGAATACATGGCGGTCTACGATCAGTGCCTTGACACATTCACCACATTGGAGGAGGCGCACGAATTTGTAACGAAGCTCGAAGGCGCATAGACAGACTATATAACCGGCCCCCTGCAAAGGGGGCTTTTTTACGTCTATATAGGGAGGGAAAATGGGCAGGGTTATATATAATATATAGCTGGAGAGTCACTATATATGCAGATATATAGGGTATATAGGGAGTGAGATTATATATAATATATAGCTATATATGTGGAGAACGTGATATATAATCTGGTCAAATATATAGCTATATATGCAAGGAGTGAGATATATAAAGCTATAAGAAAGTATAGGGTTATATATAGCGAATGTTTATATATGCAGGAGGCTGAATATATAGAGAAGTAAGAAACGAGGGCGGATTGTATATAGGATGTTTATATAGTCTGGGTTTTTTGGAGACCCCCCACACCAGGGAAAACTCAATTAAACCAGTAAGTTAAGTGGTACTGAAAAGTACCTTTAGTAAGATTATCGTCTAAAAATAGTATAGAGAGCAACAAATAGGCCCAAACAGGTTACAGGTTCCACTTTCTCTTGTCTTTCTGGCGTTTCGACCCCACAACGCATTTTCTATATAATCCTATAGTGTTCTATATCACCTCAATTGTATGTCTCTATTTTATTTTACACGCTAAATGAACTAATCCCTAAAGTTTCAACGACTTACGCTACTATGTTTTTACTATTGCTCCCTCCATTTTTTACTATTGACAAACTATCTAAAAACCTGATAAACATATCATACAAACCCCCTAACTCCGGAGGCATTATGAAACGCAGAAAACTAAGTACGGCATCGTTAAAAGTAAAAAGCACTATGTTCGATCTTTCACAGCGGGACTTCACATCCTTAAACCTCCCTCCTGAGCGTATCAGGTTTATCCGCTCGCTCTTTGGCGTCACTCAGGAGGAGATGGCCGCCGTGTGCGGAGTCACACGCACCACGTACAACCATTGGGAGAACGGTTGGACTACTCCCTCGAAAGAATCCGCCGTGCATCTGAACAAACTAGACGAGGAGGGCCGGGCGATCTACGGTCTCCCCTTCCCTTCGAAGGATTACACCCTCCCCGAGGCCCTGCAGCCTGCCGCGGTCGAAACCCTGCCCAACCTCACACCGGGGGCAATAAAACAGATCAGGAAGCGGCTGGGGGCCTCCCAAGAGCAGTTCGCAAGCATGGCGGGAGCGACAAAAACAACCGTGGTCAACTGGGAGAAGGGTCACACGTCCCCGAGCCCTACCCACCTGGCGCGGCTCCAGGAAATAAAAAGCACCCTTCTAAAATAATTACTGTAAATCACTTGACACACTATAACAGACCGTATATGCTCTCTACACACCCCAAGCGAAAGGAACCCACACAATGAAGCAGACCGTCAACAAAAGCATGTTCATGGATGCCTTTAAGGCCCTCCGCCCTGACAACTTCAGCTACGAGGGTCTTAGCACCCTGTTCGACTACCTGGAGTCCTATGAGGAGGAGCTTGGCGAGGAGTACGAGGCCAACGCCCTCCTGCTCGCCGCCGCGCCGGACCTGCTGCAGGCTCTCAAGCACATCATGAACAACGCCCCGGCGCCCGTAGGAGGGGCTAAACTTATGGCTGAGAGAGCCATTGCTAAAGCGGAGGGGAAAATGAAACCCATGACGAACGAGGAATACACCAGGCACGCAGAGACCGGCCAACTGTGCCCAGTCTGCAGGAGCGAGCAAGTCACCGGCTCTGCGATCGAGATCGAAGAGGCTGGCGCTGTCCAGTCCTGCGAATGCAATGACTGTGGTGTTAGTTGGGTGGACGTGTACGTACTGACAGGGTACGTCAGCCTGGAGGACACCCAGGGGGACTATATTGGGAGGGACAACGAATGAACCGCCCTGTCTATGACTTCGTAGCGCATGACCTCGACAATGACTGATACACATTGACCACTAACCCAGGAGGTAAAAAATGAACGTCATCACCAACAACCTCGAATCCGCCGCACCTCTCTACCGCACCTACCCTCGGCAGAA